AGACCGCCAAATCGTTTGTAATAGAAAAAGCAGCCGAGATTCTGACTGGGCAGAAACGACCTATCTATGGAGCAGCACTTGACTGGGGAGTGGAACACGAGCAAGAAGCGTTCTTGAAGTTTAATGTGATCAGCGACCAGATGTGGGAGTATTACGGTGGGCAAGAGTTCAAGTTCTATTCATATGGAATTTTCTCTGGTGCATCTCCAGACGGGCTATCGGTTAGCCACTTGCTTGAAATCAAATGCCCTTACGAGAGCCACAATCACATCAAGCATATGCTCATCAAGGACAACGAGGATTTCAAGTCCTCACGGCCTGAGTACTATTGGCAGATGCAACTGGGAATGATTGCCACCGAGAAGTCAAAAGGGATGTTCGTTTCTTACGACCCACGAATGCCAGAGGACAAGCAGATATATCAAATTGAGATATACCAAGACGATGTCAAGGCTGAGATAGATGAGAAGATTTCAGTAGCCTCTGAGATGTTGGCTGAAATTATTTCTTAAAATTATTTTGGATATTGTAAAATAGTTTTATATTTGAATATGCAAAAACCAACATACGCCTACCTCAACGGGAAAGTTGTGGAGGTAATTAAGCAAGAGGACAATGGAACATTCCTCATCAAGTTAGAAGAACGCCTATACTGGGTGGAACCACACGAACTAAAACACATCAAACTATGATACCAGCAATTCTAATCATCCCCGTGACTCTTGTCATCTTGGCTTTGAGTTACCTCAAGTTCATCATCAAGAAGGGTATTGACTCTTATGATGTTCCTCACCAACCAATTCCAGATCGTGACCCAGTCATTCCGAAATTCAACGAATGGCAGAATCACCTCCAAGTTCAACGCAAAAAGATGTATAAGGGCAAGGCTATGTAATTGGTGTCATTAAATGCACTTTAATTCGGGAAAATTTAGAATTACGACAGAATTTATATCAATAGTGCAATTTACGGCTCAATTTCAAACCGAAATGAGCCACAAATGTCCAGTAAATGAACTAAAAAACAAGACAAATGAACAAGCAGAAAATCGCAGCAATCCTAATGAATCACCCAAAATCAATGGATGACGATAACCTTCTCCAAGCACTCGTCTGGAAGGGAGAGATGGCAGGAAACCCAAACATCAATGCAATGGACTTTTTAAGGCTCTATGCCGCAGGTTCTTTCACAAGCCCTGAAACTATCCGCAGAACTCGTCAGAGGCTGCAAGAGGAATATCCTCACCTCAGAGGCAGCAAGTACAAGATCCGTCATGATCATCAAGAAACTTGGAAAAAGGATTTAGGATATTGAGCCAAAACACTATCTTTGCTAAATACTAATACAGATAGTTCACAACCGAGAGAGAGTCGGTTCAGAACCAAATACTTTTGCCCGTTGTGGTTAGGTGTCTCTCTCACGCCTAACTGCTTCGGGCTTTTTTTATGAGAGAATCAATGATAATCTATCGGTCTTTTTATGAGGCCATCAAAGAACTACCAGCAGAAGATGCTGCAATGGTTTGGAATGCAGTTTTTGACTACGGTCTGAACGGCAACACTCAACAACTTTCAGGCATCGCTCTGACGATTTTCACACTCATCAAACCTCAACTGGATGCAAACATTCGGAAGTTTGAGAATGGGACAAAAGGAGGCAGACCAAAGAAACAAATTGAAACCAAAGAAAAACCTAAACAAAACCTAACCGAAAGCAAACCGAAAGGCAATGTAAATGATAATGTAAATGAAAATCAAAATGATAATGTAAAGAAAGGTTTTATACCACCAACTAAGCAAGAAATCAATCAAGCCTTTCCCGGATTTGACGCTGACCGATTCATTGACTTTTATACCTCCAAAGGATGGGTTGTTGGGAAGACAAAGATGAAGGACTGGAAAGCAGCCGTGAGGAATTGGCAAAGGAGTTCAGATAATAAACCCGACCTTTATACCCCAAAATATAAAAAAGCAACACTATGACCCCTTCAATGTACATCATGGCAGCAGCGTTCTGGGACGAAAGGACTCGGCTAAGATTGCTCTCGGCAAATGCTCGTTGGTTTGATTCACCGATTGACAAAGCCATTGAGCGAATCCAATCCCTTTATCTTGATCACAAACCTCTTGACAACACCAATATGCTGATTGCTTTAAAAGGAACAATGCCGATCAAAGACCTTGTTGCCTTGCAAGGAATGGCGGCAGGATATGACTTGGTGGATGTTTATCTCAATGAATTAGCGAAGAAATACCAGCACCAACAAATTCTTCTTGGTCTTACACAGATTGACAAAGAGAAAGACATCGTTGAGCAGTTGACCAAGTTAATCTCAAACACAACCATTCAGATTGAGCGAGAGCCTATAACTTCACGAAAGGCATTGAACAAGGCTTGTGATGACATCTGTGCAGCATTTGAACGTCAAGACGCAACAAATGGAATGATGACTGGTTGGAGATACCTTGACAAATATCTTGGAGGATGGAACAAAGGTGACTTGATTATCTGCGCAGGAAGACCGGGGATGGGTAAATCAGCCATCGCAATGACTTGGGCTTTGGAAGCATCTAAGCGATACAAGGTTCTTTTCCTTTCTCTTGAGATGTCAGTTGACCAATTAGCCCGAAGGATTCTCACTCACGAAACACATATTGAAAATTACAAGATTCGCAGCAACTCTCTTGCGCAAAGCCATATTGATCGGATAGTTGACTACACCATCTCTGACTTCCCAGTTCTATGGTTGGATGATGATACCTCAATCCGCATTGACAAACTGCTTGGCAAGTTAAAAATCCATCAGCAGAAGAACGGGCTTGACCTTTTGGTCATTGACTACATACAACTCATGAAAGGCACAAAGCAGAACCGCCAAGAGGAAGTCGCTGAGATTTCTCGCAACCTTAAATTGATAGCCAAGGAACTTGGAATCTGCATCATCGCTCTATCTCAACTCTCACGAGCCGTAGAGCAGCGAAGCGAACACAGACCTCTCCTTTCTGATTTGAGAGAATCAGGAGCGATAGAACAAGACGCTGATGCGATTCTTTTTCCTTTCCGACCTTGCTACTATCAAGACGAAAAACCAGACACCGAAGATGCTGAACTCATCATTGCCAAAAACCGACACGGAGAATGTGTGACGATAGATGTCAAGTTCACCGGTTCACTTACAAAATTCACAGAATGAAAGACCTATACACAGAAAACACGGAACTCAAAATCCAGAACGCTCGTTTGCTGAAGAAATGCCAAACGCTCTGGGCTAACCTTGCCAACGCAAGACAATCGATCAAGGAGTACAAAATGATTCTCCAAGACTTAGAAAACCCTATTGACAAAAATGCTCCTTTGGATGAGATAGCAAGAGCAGTCAGCGAAGCAGCACAAGTCACAATCTCAGAGATGCGCTCACCAAACCGAGAGAGGCACAATGTCATGGCTCGTCAGGTGTTCTTCTACATCGGCAGAAGGGCTGGATTTTCTTGGATGAAACTGGGGCAATATATGCTCAGAGACCATTCAACGGCCATTCACGGATACCGCCAAATCAACGACCTAATGTCTTTACCCAAATCCAACTTCATTGAAACCCAAACCTACATACTCGCCCGTGAAATCTTGGCTGCTCGTGATGAGAAAAGGTATCATGCAATCTGACACCTGCTGCGTCACAGAAGCCCAAATCAAATACTACCAAAAAAAGTACGAGAAAGACGGATGGCAGTTTCACGAGTTAATAAGTTGTGGAAATTTCCAGTAAAAATTCAACAAACTTTGAAACATCACAAAGAGCGAGATAATATCTGAACTATCGCAGGAAGAATGGGTGAGGGGTTTTTGCGTAAAGGTCGGCAAAGAACTTGCGTCTGACCTCTATCAAGAACTCTTCCTCATTCTCTGCGAGAAGCCTGATGAATGGGTGATAGAAAAATATCACTCAGGATACTGGGCAGGTTTCGTGTCTCGCATCATCCTCAATCAATACTACGGCAAGAGGACTTCATTTGAGAAGAACTATCTCAGGCCGATTGGAATGGAGGACACCAGCACAATAGAAATAGAAGCAGACGATCAAGAATACGATGAGACACATTTCAGATGTATTGAAGCAGTATTGGCAGGATGTGATTGGTACGAATCCCGAATCTGGGAACTCTGGTCAAAAGGAGACGAGCGAATCAAACCAAGATCAGCGAGAGCCATCTCACGAATCACCGGAATCAGCAGACAAGAAATCCTCGCAGTAGTAAAACGAATCAAAGAACAAATTAACGATGAATACACTCTTAGAAATAATCGGAGTCAGTTGCTTGGCAATCATCTTCGTGGGGGAGATAGGCTGGAGGATTAAACTCAAACCTTTCACCTGCGAACTTTGTATGGCTTGGTGGCTTGGCCTCCTTCTCTTTGTACCTCTCTACGGATGGTCTGGCATCGCATTTGCCGCATTGTCTGGCTGGGGAGCAACAACCCTTAACCGATACCTATGAAAGACCTCAAATGGCTGCTCTTTTTGTTAACCTCTTTTTCCCTTTATAGTTTTGTCCTATGACCTTAGAAGAAATCAACTACATCCTTGACCTATCTCCTCTGTTTGCCCAATGGAAGCAGAGTGGGTTTTTCCGAGTGACTCCCGAACAAGGAGTTCGCCTCCGCCAAATCTATCAGCAAGAAATGGGCAGACCGATGCCAACTTGCTCCTCTTGTTTTGTGGAAGCGTTTTACTCGCTTATCATCAGAGCCGAGGGTCTAAAAAAAGAAATTCAACCAGAGATTGAAGCAGCACAGATAGCAGATGACGAACAACCTACGAAGCGTAGACGAACTCGCAAGTGAGGACTGGTTCTTCCAGAAGCCTTGGCTGGTTGTAGGAACTGGGCATAGTTTGGAAAGATGGAAGCCAACCGATGAGTTTAACATCTGGACTATCAACGCTGCCATTGATGTGACTAAGTATGCCGACATCGCTGCTCTGCATGACCCTATAATCTATGAGAGACCTACTCAGTTTATCAAGTCACCAATCAACGCTCGGTATATTCTGACAAGAACCTGCTCCACACCAACCACATCAAACACCGTATTTGTGCAGTTTGCTATTGATCCAAACAAAGGACTAAACCAACACCCAACCCACAATTCATCAGGGTTTGCTTTTTCCTTTTTATGTGAGCGAGTCAAAACAATCTACACAATCGGAATAGACGGAGGCTATGGTGTATTCAAAGGACTATCTCAGAACTACCAGAACAACGAAAGAGCAGAGCGATTTGATATGCACAACCACGCAATGGATGTTTACGTCAAACAATACGGAACCGAGATTATTCGCCTATGAAGAATCACACCAAAATCTATCTCAAGGAAATGAACTATCACCCTTCTGACTGGATACCTTGCGAGATGTGTGGTCAGACGGCAGTTGATATTCATCACATTGATTCACGAGGAATGGGAGGGTCAAAAGAGAAAGATTTTATTGAAAACTTGATGGCACTTTGTCGCTCCTGTCACAATCGCTACGGGGATATAAAAGAGGAGAAAGCAATGCTCCGAATCACACACCTTGTCAAACTAAGCCAACGCAAATGCAAATAGTCAAAATTAAAGACATCAAACCCAACCCGAACAACCCTCGCATCATCAAAGATGAGAAGTTCAAGAAGTTGGTGGCATCAATTAAGGAGTTCCCTCAGATGCTTGAGATTCGTCCCATTGTGGTCAACAAGGATATGATTGTCCTGGGAGGCAACATGCGCCTCAAAGCCATCAAGGAAGCCGGAGTCACGGAAGTTCCTTGTCTGATCGCAGATCAACTAACAGAAGACCAGCAACGGCAGTTCATCATCAAGGACAATATAGGCTACGGAGAATGGGACTGGGAGATGATTGCAAACGAATGGGATGTTGAAGATTTAGACAAATGGGGTTTAGATGTTCCAGTATTTATGGAAGAACCCTCAATGGATGAACTAATTGGTGAGGAAAAAAATAAACCAGCAACAATGAAAATTACTTTTGAATCTGTCGAGCAATTACAAAAGGCAGAAATTGATATTCAAGAACTTTTGGATAGAAAATATCCCGGTTCTTATTTTTCGATATCAGCCGGTGAAATATGAGATTAGTAAGGGCATCAAAAAAAGCGGTGAAATATGCTTGTATAAAATTTCACTATGCCGGAGTTGTACCTGCACAATATATTGGCTATTCAGTATTCAATAAAGTAGACGAATGGTGTGGTGTTATATTATTTGGAGGAGGAGCATCTGCAAATATGGGTAAGCCATATAAATTGAAATATGGTGAATACTTAGAATTGACAAGGATGGCATTAAATGGTAAACAAGAAAGCACAAGCAAGGCAATGGCTCTTGCAATACGATTAATAAAAAAAGATTGTCCAACAGTCAAGTTACTTATATCATATTCAGACAAAGGCCAAAACCATTATGGGACGATATATCAAGCGACTAACTGGTATTTTGTAGAAGAAAGCGAAAGCAGTGGAAAGGATTATTTTTACAAAGGTAAATGGAGACACGATAGAACACTGAACACATATTCAAAAGAATTTTTGTCAAAATTAGAAACAAGAAAAAGAAGTGGGAAAAGGAAATATCTTTATCCTCTTGATAAGGGGTTAATATCATTGTGCAAACAACTTGCTAAACCTTACCCAAAAAAATTGAGCGATGAGGTGGAATCGAACCCCTCTTCTAATCTGGAATGATTAGTGTGCAACCATTACACTTCCATCGCTTGTAATTGAAACAAAGATATGTAAAAATATAACTTCTGCAAATAAAATTATTTTGTATTATTAAAAAAGTTTTTATCTTTGCTTCATAATTAAAGCACTATGAATAACCTTTCAAAACTCAACAACTGGGAACGCCAAAAGGCAATCTATCTTCTGCACTCTGCTGAACAATTCGGACTGCAAACGAGTGAACACACACAAATCGGAGTCAATCCACATTCAGGAAATACCTGGGTTTGGGATGAGATGTGGCCTGTAAGTTTATTCATGACTATTTTTTGCGACCTTGAGCAATCAAGTGTTTGGGTCTGTTGGACAAATCCAGAAGATGGAGATGAGCATGAAGACCAATTAACCTCATTTCAGGACTTGGATGCTCTGAACAAATGGGTTAGAAATCTTGAGCGAGAATTTTACCAAGATTAATTCGGAATAACATCGGATGGCAAAACAAGAGAAGCAACCGCACGGGGGTTCGTTAACCAGACCTGAAAAAGGCGAGGTGATGAACCCTCACGGGAGACCAAAGAAGATTGAAACGCTTCTCAAAGAGGTGTTCTTGGATGAGTACAACACCAAACTAACCAACGGACAAGCGCAGGACATCATCAAGGGACTGCTAACTAAAAGCCGGAGCGAACTTGTGGAACTGGCAAAGAATGACGAACTTCCTTTCTGGATTGCAATGATTGCCAAGAAAGCGACAAGGGACTACGAGCGAGGAAGCATTCACCTGATTGAACTTCTTTTTGATCGGGTCTATGGAAAGCCCAAGGAAACCATTGACCAACATATAGAACAAAAGACAATTAAAGTAACACTAAAACTGGACAAGTAATGGAAAAAATCTATTTCGGAAACGGATGGTCTGATGACTACGGAATGAACATCAGCATCAACAT